TTCTGAGTTAGCATCAACAATTTCCGTAACTGTTGGCGCTAGTGGAACGGGGGGTGCTTCAAACACAGCGGGAGTAGCGGGCGGGACATCTTCTTTTGGCACTTATGTAACTTGTAGCGGGGGAAGCGGGGGTCAAGTTAGTGGAGCTACTGGTTCTGGGGGTTCCGCTCAAGGCGGCGGCACGGGGACCGTTTTGGCAACAAACATATTCACTGTCAATTTATATGGCGACCCTAGCTCATATGGCGCATATTATGGTGGCGGTGGCTCCCAAATAGACGTTAACGGCTCAAATTCAGCTTTTGGTGGTGGCGGTGGCGGTGCTGGCGGGTCGGAAAGTGGCTCAAATGTTCTTACTAATGGCTATGCTGGCGGTCAATCTCGTCGTCAAACAGGTTCGGGCGCTGGCGGAACGTCTAACGCTTCTGCCCCAACGGCTGGCGGAGCGGCAACTGCACCATCAACTGGTGGTGGTGGCGGTGGCTCTGCCCAGACAGCTAATGGCGCTGCTGGCGGTGCTGGCGCATTCCCTGCTGGTGGGGGCGGTGGTGGTGGATCGGCCCGCACAGGTTTCTTAGGTGGCACTGGTGGCGCTGGCGGTGCGGGATATTGCGAGGTCTACACATGGTAAGCAAGTATGCAGTTATTGAAGATGGTGTAGTGGTAAACATTGCCGTTGCTGAAGAAGACTTTGCCGCAGAGCAGGGCTGGGTTTTCCTACCCCTTGGGGTTGGCATTGGCTGGCTTTATGATGGCTCAACTTTTAGCGGGCCGCCTGATGTTATTTCAACCCATCAAGAGCAACAAGACAAACGCGCAACGGCATATCGTGTTGAGAGCGACCCGTTGTTCTTCATGTCGCAGCGCGGTGAAGCAACTGTTGAAGAGTGGCAAGCCAAGGTTGCAGAGATCAAGGCCCGTTTTCCCTACCCAAGTGAGTAATTGATATGCAGCAGGAGATGGACTTCATGGAATTAGCTAAACTTCTCCTGCAATTTGCGGTGCTACCGATTGTTGCGTTCATGTGGGCGCACTACAAGATGACACAAGGCCACCAGACAGAAATTGCCGTCATAAAAACTGAGTTTTCATTAACTAAAGAAGGCCATGACCGCGAACTCAAAGAGATAAAAGATGCACTATCTAATATCTTCAAGAAGCTAGATGAAATTCAAAAGGATATGCACAAGTGAGCGTGAACAAAGCCACGCTTGATCTCATCAAGCAATATGAAGGCTGCAAGCTGACAGCCTATCAAGACATTGTTGGTGTCTGGACCATTGGTTATGGCACTACTGCAATGGCAGATGTTGGCATCATTCCCTCTAAGGGTTTGACTATCACCCAAGACCGCGCTGAGGATTTGCTGCGTCAAGGCGTCGATAAGTTTGCAGCTACAGTAGACGCCATGATTACTGCCAGCGTAAATGCAAACGAATTTGGCGCGTGTGTGTCATTGGCGTATAACATCGGGCCAAATGCTTTTGCCAAGTCTACTGTTCTGCGCAAGCTAAACGCTGGCAATAAGCAGGAAGCTGCTGAAGCTTTTAAACTGTGGAACAAGGCGGGAGGGGAGGTGGTCAAAGGTCTGGTCAATCGCCGCAAGGCGGAGATCGAGTTGTTTTTAACGCCTGTCACTGCTGACATGCACACTATGACTGAGAAAGAGAAAGCTGAGTCTGGTCTAGCTGCAATCTTCAATGCCATCTTGGCAATGTTTCAAGGAATAAAGAAATGAGTGCTACGGAAATCGGCGGCATTGCCCGCGCACTAGCATCTGCACTTGGCGGCTACCTAGTCGGCAAGGGTTTGATTGATAGCGAGACTGCAACCACTGTTGGTGGTGCTGCGGCTACTATCATCGTTGCTGTTTGGTCTGTGATTGCTAAACGCAAAGCATGATTAGTTTAATCTCTTCGTTGCTTAAGCCCTTGCTGAACTTCCTCGCCGTGTGGGCGGCAGGAAGATCAGCAGGGCAACAGGCTGCGAAGATTGAGGAGTATAATCGCTATGTCGAAACCTCAAAGAGGATTGATGCGATTGAACCTGTGGCTGACCCTGACGCTGCTGCTGAGTGGCTGCGCCGCCGCGCTCAACGACAGCGCGATCTGTAATGGCACGGCGCAAAGCAGGACAGCCCATGCTGCGGCGCTGGTGGCGGATGGTGGCCCCCGCTCGATGGTCACGGGCGCGTTACTGATCCAGCAGATCGATGCCGGGTGTGGCAAATGACACCTCGCCAGCAGCAGATCTACGATCTTGTTAAGCGACTTGGCAGTAAAACTGCTGCTGCCAAAGAATTGCAGATCGACAAGCACTATGTGCGCCGCGCTTATGCTGCCGCCGAGGCTTGGCTCAACGCCGACGAGGGCATTGTTGCTGCGCTAGAAAGCACAGGCTTATCGGCCGACACTGGCAAGCATGGTTGGCGGCGCGTTCAGAACAAGGAAACCGGGTCTTGGGATTCGGTGTTCTGGAAATCTGATCTGTCACAGGATGAAGTGACGCCTTGGGCGGATCTATTCCGCGAAGCTTTGGGATCCGTTCCCCCGCCGTTGCCAGCTCCCGTCCCGGATAATGTTTCTTACGATCTGCTTCCCCGGTATTTGATTGCCGATGTCCATTTTGGAATGCGGGCTTGGAAGGATGAAACGGGTGCGGAGTATAGCATTGCAATCGCCGCACAGCGCATGGCCGAGGCGTCATCGATGTTGATCAATGCTGCGCCATATACCGACAAGGCGCTCATAATCGGGCTGGGCGATGCCTTGCACCAGAACGACAGCAAAAATATGACGCCCACGAGTGGGCACATCCTCGATGTCGATGGTCAATTTGCACAGGCGGCAATGGCTGCGGTTCGGGCGCACGTTGCAATGATCGAGGCGGCAAAAGCAAAGCATAAGCAGATCGATGTCGTGATCTTGGCCGGGAATCATGACCCGGACTTTACACATATGCTCGCAATCGCATTGGTCATGCGCTACGAGGCCGACGAGCGCGTTACTGTTTGCTGGAACCCAAGCAAGCTTTGGTGCTGGGAGTTTGGCCGCAACCTTTTGGCTGCACATCATGGGGATAAGACCAAGCCTGAGCGCCTTGCAATGCAAGTGGCTGATGTCCACGCCAAGATCTGGGGCAGGACATATTGGCGGTATTTGGACAGCGGCCACATCCACCAAGACAGCTCAAAAGATATCGGGGGGATATTCTGGGAGTCGCACCGGGCTATAACAACCCGGGACGCGGCCGCTGCTGGCTTTGGTTACACGGGAAGAAGCACCATGAAATGCATCACTGTGCATCGTGATCGAGGCGAGGTGATGCGGCACACTGCCGCGATAGGGTAATGTTGCGGGGGTGTTCTGCACCCAGAGCGCATGGGACGCTAGTTCCCTGCCGTTTCTACCCCGCGCCGGGCCTGATCCGATAACGGATCCTCGGTTGCGATCTCTCCACCGCAAGCCAAGTATCCAATACCATCAACCCAATTTTCGAGGTTGGATCGATTGTGCTTTGCTCGAGCAAGCTTGAACAACGTCATCATAATCGCAATGTCTGTTGCGTCAAGTTCTAGGCCGAGGTGGGCCGACCAATACTCCGCCACCAATGCAAAGTTTTGCCGGGCATCTCCGTGCGTTTCATGCCTTTCTTTTGTGACTAGGGCTTTGGAGATTTCGAGCAGATCCGATTTTTGCATTGATCATCCTTGGTCTGGCCGTTGGCCTGTGAAAGTTAGAGAGTTCCCGCTCAACGATACCTAAGATCTCTTCGCTTAGCTCTGACAACACAAGCCCACTGACATTGCGGCGATGGAAAATCTCTATGCAGATGCGCTCTGCATCTCGTTTAAGCCGGGCTTCAAGCAGTGCTGGATAGTCCATCTGTGCAGTTCTCGCAATTCTTAGGCGTAACAATGAACGCAAGGCCCGTTGCATATATCGCAATGCTGGCCTTGCAGCTTCTTCCCGGTCGAAATGGCAACCTCGAGCCTGATGTCGGATAATATTTTTTGGTAAGTTTCCGACAGCTCCATCTTCCGGGCTTGTTCGACAGCATAAATGACCGAGGTGTGATTCCGCCCGGCAAACTTGCGGGCGATATCGGACCATGTAACCCCTGCGTCCTCTCGAATGACAAGCATTGTCAGGGCCCGCACCCGGAAGATCTTCTGCCGTCGATCGTAGCCGACAAGCATATTTACCGGAATGCCCGAGACTTTAACCGCAGCTTGAATAATCTCTTCGGCCAACTTGTTGCGTTCGATCCAACTTTTCCAATCCTTAGCCATCGATGCCGACCACTTGAAAGCCGATCGATCTCATTCGCTGGACCCGCTTCTCTAAGACCAGATCCCGCATTACCCGGCTGATCATCTGCTGCGTGATCCCGCACTCTTTCGCCAGATCTTCCTGCCGGACCTTCTGGCCGCGACGTTCGCGCAGCCAGTTGATCACTTGCTCCTTGCGATCAGTTACCTTCATCTTCATCCTGCTCATCCTCTTCGTTCATCTTTGCGCCCAATGCTGCGAGGATCTTCTTGTAGATCTCGTCAAAGTGCTTTGCTCCCTCGGCCGACAGGAATGCCAGCAGCCCGGCGGTGTTTGCTTCCTTCAGCTCGCGGATCATCGTCATGCGAGTGCGGATTGGCACGGCGTTTCCTTCGCGGTCTTTATCGCTTTTCGCATAGAGCTTCATCAGCTCGACCAGAGCGCCCGCTTGGAACGTCAAGTTATCGGACGGCGCTTTGTATGGTGCGCCCGTATGCGTGAAGATCTGATAGGTCGCCGGGGGCAGGCCAAACGCATCTTCCTTGGGCTCGGCCGGAGCTGCCCGCTGCGCCTCTTCCTTGCGCCCTACAGAGGCCATCTCGTTTGCGCTGGCGTATGTCCCACCATGCAAGCCGATCGATGCCAAAGCGCGTCCTATGGCGCTTGTCTCGCAGTTCTCGAGGGCGCTTGTCTTGTTCACGTTCGAGCTGCCCCGGATCTCCTCGGCCATGCCGGATCCAATCACATGATCGTTGGCCGTGCTGATCATTGCTCTGACAACGACGCGCTTGCCGTCATCGACCAGCACCATCGTGTTGATGCCAAGCTCTATGCCAAACACTTGCCGGAACGCCTCGATCCGCACCGAAACCTCCGTGTATTTTTTGCCGCCTCGCTGGACAATGCCGTGTGTCCGGTTGAGATCGTTGATCAGCTTCATCGCCTCGATCAGCTTTTCCATCATTTAATCCTCACTGTGATGCCGGGCTCGCCTGTTTTGAGCCGCGCCCCGGGCACTGTTTCCCCAGCCTCGAGCTGAGCTTTAATTGCGGCCGTGTCAGGCTCGATCGTAATTTTTGTGCGCAGAAGCTGAGACGGGATCTCAGGCTCGTCGTAAACCTCAACCGACTGCCGGGCTTTGGTGCGGCTGATCGTGCCGATAGGGCGCTGGATCTTTGTTTCTCCGATTGCATCCAGCACCTTGCCCATCATCCGGGACAGGCTGGCCTGCTTTTCGACCTGACGCTTTGCCCGGTCTGCAAAGATTCCGGCCACGGCTTTCGCTGCATCCTCTGCGGCCGATGCCTTGGCTCGCTCGATCACCAGCGCATCCAAGACATCAAGCGCGTCGGTCTGGCCGTCGAGGGTATCGAGGAAAGTCTCTTGATCGTCTGTCATGGTGCGGATTTCGTCCGCCCATTGCTGAATGTTCCCAATGTTTATCCGCATCATTCCCACCCAAACCCATACAGTAGAAACCACACGCTGGGGATCAGCGCGAACACGAAAACACAACCTAGCAGATCACCGACCCAACTGTCATCGATCTTCCGCAGCACCTTGAACACTTTTTTCATTCCTCTTCCTCCTCGAGCGGCTGGATCCAACCAGACCCGCAGCAGTTGTTGCACTCGGCCCAATACGATTCGTATTCGCCGCCATTCACAAAGTCTCGGACGGGTCGATCATACTCGACCTCGCCCACCCCATTGCATTCCAAGCACTTGATCATTTTTCGGTCACCAACAAGACCAACCCGATCACCTTGGACCGAACCCCTTTCTTGCCCCAGAAGTTAAGCAGAAAATATTCCTCAAGATCTTCGTGGTTCTCAAACTCGAACCGCTCGTAAGAGGTGTCGTTGATAAACCCAGCGCTAAGCTTGTATTTCATTTTCTTCCTCGCTTTGTTGTTGGGCCAGCCAAAACAGCTTGGCCCGCATCCGCTTCCGGTCTTTGATTTGTTGAGCTGCCCACTCGGCCGGATCAACTTCGATCATCGAGATCTCGTCATCGAGCTGCTCGATCAGCTCCATCAATTCCGCCAGCGCCATCAGTTTGCCTCATACTCCATGAAAGGTTCGTCATCGATCTCGC